TCACACCTACTGTCACAGTACGAATAACGAGCGAGCATGATCCATTCACCACAAGTTAAGCAATAACTCGATCTACTGCCCATCAATTCATCTCCGAATAATCTACAATGATGCAAGGATCAACGTCATCGATAGTAACGCCAATACACTCCGGGTTTTCTCCCAAATGACATTGGCATTCAATGCAGAAATAGAACGATCTACTCTTCATCATCAACCCACCAAGAATACGACTGGTCTTCATTAGGACACAAAAAGATGTGAATGATCTCTCCATCTTTATGCTCAGGGCAATCACATTTCTTCATTGATTTCATGGGTAAACCCTCACGGTATTCTCGCACAGTGGGCATCGCCAATATGGCCGCCCTGTACCACGCATGATCTTAATCATGGGATAATTGTTACAGTTGTAACAATCTACGTTCGTCATTAGGGCTCCTATCTGTCCGGCTGCTCCGTCCATGTACTCTCTACTCTAAGTTAACCTATAAGCATTATTATGAAAATTAGCTAAATTTGCCCTAATATTAGCAATAGCCCCCCGTAGCCGCCGGCCCGCGGCGGATCGGGGAGGCTCTATCGATGTATTCCGCGCGATAGCGTGCGACGTGAGGCGGTATGCACTCCCTAGATTGCGAGGTACATCAAGATTGGCCCCCGTCCGGGGAAGCAGGCTTCCCCACGCGGGCAAAATTCATGAATGGGGGCGTGATCGGAAAGGCGTCGCGGTGGTGTGGGGAATGGAGTTTGAAACTATGCTTATTCTCACCGTTTTGGCTGTGCAGGGAGTCAACTTGCTGTTTGTTGCATTTCTCGCATCCCGTGGCACGGGTTTGATACTGGAATTGTTTCAGGAACTCGACGAGAAGCTTGCCGGAGCGATCCAGAAGGTGATTCAGGAGGGCGGGATCGAGGGGATCGAGCAAGTGAACCCGCTGCAAGCCGCGATTGCGCAAATGCTAATTGGAAAAATGAACGACAACACCCCCCAACGCGCCCCCACCGGGCAATTCCTTCCGAATGTTGAATAGCGAAGTGCGCAGCCGGGAATCCTATGGCACGTAGAAGGTCGAAAGCAAAGAGGCGAAGATCGCCTAGGACAAAGTCGCTCTACTCCATGGCGGTCGGCTATGGAAATCTAGCGATACTGACGCAAGGGATTGCGGGAACCTCCCCGTATGGTATGATAACAGGCAAGGCCGACATCGGTTACTCCAGCACTGGACTAATCACGGGCGGCGGAGCCATCTCGCTCGGCGATCTATTGCAGAACCCGAGCGCGGCCTTCTCACAGATGAATGCGAACGTGTCTGCAAACGCGGCCAGCATGATGATTCAAGCCATAACCTTCAACGCAGGGGCCAAGATCTTCCGCAAGGTGATGTCGAAGCCATTCCGCGAGGCAAACAAGGTCATTCGACCGCTAGGGCTAGGGGTAGCCCTCTAGGTAGGTGATGAAATATGGCAACGAACACAGTCGTAGGATCACTAACCTGCTCAGATGGGACCACAATCCCCCTCAAGGCCGAACTTGCCGAGGGGACCGAGTCCGATCTAACCACTGACACCGTCTATACAGTGTCAGCCCAGAACGTAGGGGACTACGCACCCGGCAAGGTCGTCACAGCGGGCTTCATCGGATGCGACAACGGCTTCGCCTACGCATACATTCTCTCTCAGGGACTGATCGCAGCGGTCATTCCCGGCGGATTGAAGGGAGTCCAGCAGGATGTCCCAATGCTATGCGCCTCCTACCAGCTCAAGGCGGGCGACAAGGTGCGCGTCATGAACAACACCGCAGCCGATCGAGAGGCCGCGATGTGGTGCTACACCGCTTCCGGAGTCTCCAGAATTTTCAAAGTGACGCCAACCGGCGCAGCAACCAACGAACTTGTAGATCTCCAGACTGGCAACTCGATTGGGGACACTCTCCAAGGCCAGCGAATCGTAAAGTTCGCGGGAACCTCGGTTGACGGTGCGAAGATCGAAACCAGCGGCTTCTACGTCGTCGATGCCCTAGGCAACGTCGTCGGTGCTTGCCCGGTGTCGGACCCATCGAAGACGCAACCAGTGTTCGCGCCTGCTTACAACGTACCCGTCGCCCTGAACTTCAAGGCGCAGTTCCTAACAAATGCGTGATCGTATGTACAAAACGAAAACCCAAAAGGGTCGAGCATTGAACCGTTTAGAAAGCACCGCCATGAAATTATTCATGTCGGGAGCCATTAGCATGAAAGACGCGGACGCGATCAGTAGAATCGTCAATACTCGGAAGAGAAATTTGAAGTGATTGCATGACGCTCTCTAGCTCCTTAGGCAAAGGCCGCCCGTTCTCATGGGAGGAAGAATACGGCATCGGAACCCCGCCCCCCGGACTCGGTGCGACCACTCCCTCCCCCACTGGCCAAGACGATTGGGGCGGTTTGCTGTGGCTTCTATTGGGGTTGATGTGATGCCACTGCCGGATGCAACCAAGTCAAAGAGGATCTACCCACTCTTGCAGAACCAGAACCTCTCTATCTCCTTCGATCAGTTCGCTCCAGTGGGCAAACCGATTGCGATCGAGGACATGAACGAGGACGAATTGAGAAGGATCGTCCTAATCAACCTCGCACGATTGACATGCAAGGGCGAATGGAACGGGATTCTATGACGCCACCACTCCCAGACTCTGATCGATCGCGTAGGATATACCCCCTATTGCAGAATCAGGATCTAGAGAACGTCAGCCAAGCGACCCTAAAGTCCGTTGGCGATCCCATATCTATCGAGAATCTCAACGAAGATGAGTTGAGGAAGTTGGTATTGGTCAATCTAGCGCGTCTCTCAGTCAAGGGGGAGTGGAACGGGCTGCTTACAGCGGCTAGCGGTGGCGGTGTTGGCCTGATCCCGTACTCAGCGACCGCCTACGGCGAGGATGCGCCCGCATACATCCACAGGAACGCCCCTTATGCGTACACAGGGGGAACGTCAACCCTCACTTCCGGAACAGATCAACAACTATGGCCGTTTATCTCACCGAACAGCGGCAACGTCTCTTCTATGACAATCAGTGTTGCCGTGTCCAAGGCTTCCTCAACCGTCGTCGGCGCGATCTATGAGACTAACGATGCAGGGCTTCCAACAACCTTGTTGGGTTCTGCCACCTTCACCACTACCTCAACCGGAGAGAAAACCCAGACTTCGTTTTCCAGCACGATAACCCTTGAAGCCGGAACGACGTATTACTATGGAATCAGAGGCGTCGACGGGGGATCGGGTGTGCCTAGCCTTTCGGCTCTGGACGATGCGGGAACGCCCTCAATTGGACTAGCCGACGGATTCGGTTTTATCTCAGCGACTAGGGGTATATGCTTCGACACGAATGCGGCAACCACTCCTAGCACCCTTGTTGTATCTGGCGCACGCATAGAGGAAACCGGGCGAATGGGAATGGCATTGAAATTCGGGTGAACACATGAATAGGATCGAAGAGATATACCGAGGCCAAGAGCTGATTGAAACAATCGTGAAAGATGTTGAGTGGAAGCACGTTAGATCACAACGAGACTACGAATTGAAACAATCCGATTGGCGGGCCGTCAAGGATCGAACAATGCCGCAAGCTTGGAAGGACTATCGGCAAGCCCTTCGCGATCTCCCGCAAGATCATGCCACAGCCAATGACGCAGCGGATAATTGGCCGGTGATGCCCGATGCCTAAGCCCAAGCCCGACAAGGTGGTTCGCCATGAGATCGTTCTTGGTCGATCAGAGAGGGACATGGTCGAGGGATGGTTCAGCTCCATGACGTTCAGAAACATCGCAACCCCCGCAGTCAATCTCATGAACGACGTGACAGGGACGATCACCTTCCTTACCCTAGTCGGGACTCTGGGACTCACCGGGGTATCGTTCGCGTTCCTCGCAAGTGATGACTTGTCGGTGGCAGGGGTGATTGATGCCTTCATGACCCAGAGAGCCAACGCAATCGAGGCGCTTGGCTTGAGCGACGAGGGACTTGGCGGATTGATTCAGACGCTTCTCTCGATGGTCGTCGGGCTTCCGAACCCGAACCCATGGCAGCCACCCGGTGCGCCCGGTGATCGTGGTTACGAGGGACCGTCACCCGTGCCAGACTGGACGCCCGGAACTCCCCGTCCTTACTGAAAAAACGCCCTCAAACTAGCCTAATTTGAGGGGTCGAAAAAAAAAATGAGTCGTCAAGTAGGGGGTAAACGCCCATTTTTTCCTAGCAAGCACAGGCTTCTTCGATCTCTCCGCATCCAACGCATATGTCGATGATGTGAAAGGTCGTGTTCTCATGAATCACGTCGCCGATGTCCTGATCGCTGAATCCCCAGATGGCATCAGGGTGATCGTCGTCGATGTTGGGTTGCCCGTCCTCAGTGATCGGCGGTTCTTCGTCAACCTCGTTCAAGGCAAGGTCGATTTCGTTCAACAGCCCGAAGGCCAATTCCATGACTCTCATCCAAGCCGATCTCATGTTCCCTTCCTCAAATTCAAGGTTCTTAAGAATCTCTGAACGACTCCGTTCTTCTTCTCAAGTTCCGCCTCAAGTTCTTGAATCCTCTTTTTCATGTGGATGTTGCCAGCTCTCAGGTTGGCGCAAGTGACCCCGCCTTCCCTCTGGTAGTAGTAGTAGTGGGTGATCGCTTCGTTGATGAAGAGGCTCTTGCTGTCCCAAGCCTTTCCCACCACCTTCTCCCCCTGCCTCTCGGCCATCGTCACAGGGCCAGCGGGCAGGTGCTTGTGCTTCCACTGGCGGCGGCCGTCCGGTAGGCGATCCAGAAACCTCTCGACCGACTCCCATGCGTTGAACGATCTACTGCCCATCTTCACACCTACTGTCACAGTACGAATAACGAGCGAGCATGATCCATTCACCACAAGTTAAGCAATAACTCGATCTACT